GTGTCATACCTAACGATAACCTAGAAAATCCCCTACTTAATGTCATAGGCATATCTTGAGCTTTTTTATTAATTTCATCCGTCTGACTTATCAAGGCATCAAACACATCTTTAGATGTTAGTTTCCCTTCTTTTTTAAGTTTGATTAATTCTTGTGTAGTTATCCCCATACCTCTAGCCATGTGTTCAGCTATCGCCGGGATATTTTCTAAGACACTTTGAAATTCTTGAGCCTGGAACGTTCCAGAGATTAACCCTTGAGAAAATTGCAACATAGCACTATTCATCTGGGCTATATCTGTACCACTCATCATGCCTAATTGTGTCATTGCTTTTGTTAATTCAAGCATTTCAACCGTAGTTGCTCCTACAGTATCCTTCGCAAAAAGCATCTTTTGAAACCCACTTGCTGTGGTATCTATAGATGTTCCAGTTAGTTCACTAATTCTTTGTAATTGTTTAAAAACAATTTCTGTTTTTTCTGCATCGCCAATAATTGCATTTATTCTATTTCTTAATAACTCAAAACTATCCGCTGTTTTAAGAATCCGTCTAGACGTTTCCGCCACAATTAAACCTTTAATAGCTCTGCTTAACGTGTTAGCCGATCTAGTCGCACTATCAAAGGATTTTTTACTTTTTGTCTCAAAGTTTTTAACGTCTTTATTTGCCTTGTTTAAGCCTGTTGTATTGACACCAAGTCTATAAAATATAGTACCTAAATTAACCGTCATCTATACTTATTCCTTGATTTTGCTTTTGCTTCCGCTTCTTTCATTGCACGATCTTGCATTTTTGCTTTTATATCAAAATAAGCGATCCATTCCATAACTTCATTATACGGCATTTGGTTTTCTAATTCAAAAACAGTTTTCCCTAACTTTTCAGCTAGGCTAAAAAGATTATATCTTTGAGTTAATTCATAAGTGTTAGTTTCGGGATTGAATTGTTCTAGTTTTTTTTTGCTTCATCAAAAGTTATATCATGTAAAGCGGAAATCTCAGAGAATAAAATATCAACATATCCACCCGATACACAATTTTTTAAAGTTTCTTTGTCTGTTTCATCGTATATTTTTTCATTTGTATTCGGTACATAACAACTAAATATAATAGAATTAATTTGATATTCAATATAATCCACTTGATTAGTATCCTTATTTAACGATTTACTCGTCAACATGTTTCGATCTGCTACACTTAACTGCTTTATTTCAATTTCAATACCTTGGATTTTAACTATTCGTGATCCAAAATCTTGAGCTAGTCCTAACGTTGCTTTTCTTATTTCATCTCTTGTGATTTTTGCCATTGCTCTTTTTTCTCCTCTCTTAATTTTTTTTAGTTTCTACTAAATGTTTTCCCTTCCTCATCATCACCCGATAAATCAAACGTTAAAGTGTCTTCAATCAACGCATTAACATCAAGGCTCTGATCTTTACCACTCAAAATAAACCACCCTCTATATACCTTTGTTGATACAGGTGCAAACTCTACTACTATAGGGTTTCCGCTATTTAATATAGTAACAAAATCACCACTCAAATCATCAAAACGGCTCACTGTAATATTAACGTCTTTTATCCCTGTTTCTTTAGTTTCAAATCCTACATTGCTTTGATCTGTTGAAGTAAAAAGCTGGTTGGTTCTGTTCATCGTTGCCTCATACCCCCCAGCAATTAACGCTGTAGGTAAATAATCACCGTCAACGGTAATACTTCCAGTCTTTGACGTTGAAAACGTAACTTTTCCAAAAAGATAATCAATAGTTGATATATCACTTGAGGATATTTCTACGGAATCCTCATAAAATGTAAATGCGCTTAACCTGTTCCACACTTGCTTAGAATCGGTATCAATTTGATATGTATTCCCAGTAACTACCGTCATAGACTCCCCAGTGAATGACGTACTAGTCCCCGATTTTCTAAATTTAGCTTGGTATCCTGCTGTTCCAGTCATTTACGTTATGCGTCGTCTGCTGTTACAGCTCCGTTCCCTTGAAAACTAACACTAACCGATATTTTATCGCTTACCGGACTTGATATTGAAAAATTCTCAACTAAAACAGGTACTTTATATCCGTTTCCTGCTACGTTATCTGGTAAAAATTTAACATACATTGTATCGCCATTTTCGTACGCTGTTTCGATTACGCCTAGTGCTGTATCACTTGCCGACCAGTTTGCCTCTGTTGACAATGCCGTATCTGCTAACCCTGCTAATCGTTGTTGGAATCCTGCATTAGATGTATCCGTAACATCTAGAATATTTCTTGTCCTGTTAAATGATCCATCGTTTGATGGGACTTCGCTATACGTTCCACCACTTGTGGCACTTACAAAAATTTTAAAATTATAACCTGCTGTAGCCATATTAACCTCGCTTTTTTATATTTTAATAGTAAAACAAAAAAAATAAAAAATCAAATTATTTTATTGCCTGTGTTGGCCGTCATCAGAAGGCTCAACAATTAAACGTAAATTAAAACCACATACAAAATTATCATTTTCAATAATCCCAATATCGAAAATTGACGTTTTAGCAAAAATCCCAGTGTATTGAGTTGTGTTTTTGGTGAATTGCCCAATCCCTACTAACTTATTAAAAACCGTTAAAGCATTATTGTACGCTGTTTCATACGTTGTAGCTCTTGATCTTACCTGAATTGACGGATAATCAATCCTAAACTTGGGATCTGGATCTGAATCGCTATAATTATATAACGTAACGCACTCTATAGGTGTATCGGGTTCTTTGGATACAAATATATTAATGCTTAACCCTGCATCGTTAATTAAGTAATCCCTTAAATCGTAACTAGCATTATTCTGCGTCATACTTTTAATCTTGACCTTATAATTTTTTTAACGGATTCAATATTTCTAGAAATTCCACGTTCTAAAAACTTTGCCTCACCAACATTAAATCTACCGTTTAAATTCTCATGAACAGCTAAGGCATACTTAGCATTATTCCCTATTTCAATAGCTACCCTTTTTTTGGGTGTTATCAAAAATGTTTTATAAAAACTATTTCTCAAATTACCAGTATCCTTTGGCGTAATTTGTATGGTTCTTTCTTTAATGTAGTCATAAGCTAAAGATAAACTTTGTTTAGTTACACCCTCTTGGGTTTTTATAAAATCATTTAAATTTTTAATTAAATTATCACTTTTGTAATTCATAACATTATTTTATATATTATACTGTTGCCTTTCAAACTTTTCATTTTATTAACTTTCATCACTTGTTTAGCCCCTGTTTGACTTTTGGGGGATGTTTCGCTTGATTGCCCTAAATACAACCATCCATTTACTTCTATTTCTGTTTTAGTATACACTACTGCACTACTGCGTAATTCTTTCCCTACATCGCTAGTCACATACAATTCTGCTTTATCTTCCCATCGAACATAAATAGATTGTGATGTGTACGTTGAATAATTACCGTAAGCGTCTAAGCCCCCACTACTTACCCAATAAGTAGCAACATCAAAATACTTAGTCATTTACGTTAATTACGCTTAACGATACTTTTTTACCCCCTAACCCCTGCATCGTTCCAGTACTATCTAACATTAATACCATTTGACCATATTGAGAAAATTCTAAACCTTTACCAAAATTACCTGCGTATGTATCTGTGGCATCGCCTAGTTTTTGAGTTTTTAATTGTCTTTCGTCATTATGTAACGTCAATAAATGAGCAGTCAAATACTTTTCAATCTGTGTTAATTCATCATCACTTAAACCACTGTTACCAAGGTGTTTAGTGACTAATAAGTTAGCTGTGTCAATGAACGGCGTAGTGTCCGTTACTTTATTTAAACTTATTATCTTTTTTACCTCAATATCAGTGGTTCGTGCCATTGTTTAAACTTCCTCTTTTACTTCTTTTACTTCTTTTACTTCTTTTACTTCTTTTACTTCTTCTTGTACTTCTTCTTTCTTTTTAACTTGTTTCTTTTTCGGTTTTTCTTCAACTTCCACTTTTGTTAATTTATTAACAAAAATTGGCTTACTTGCTTCTTCTTCTGTTAGCTTAATAACAGAATTGCGAGGGAAATAATTCCCCTCGCTATCTGTGTGATTGCCGCTAATAATATAACTATATTTTTTAGCCATTATCTACTAACTACGCTCCTGTTGCGTAACAAACTCCAGAATTTCCGTTTGAATCTGATTTAACCACTAACGCCATTGCTGCTAAAACAGTGAAATTAGAAATCATCGCATCTGTTTTTGGTTGCTCGAAAAATGTTAAGTCTTGAGCCACTTTTAACTCGATTACATCGCTTCTCATTTCAACTAAAAGCAATTCGCCGTCTGCTAAACCAGTACCTAACTCAACTTTTCTGATTGGCGCATATGATTCAAAACGCTCTTTAAAGGTTTTATCTCCTTTAGCTGTGCTGTAATCTTGGTCAATATATCCCCAGTTATCTGGTGACACATACAACACACAAGAATTTTCTGCGTAACCATAACCGTCATTCTGTAAAGCTTGGATCATTGATTCAATGTTAGCTAATGGTGTTTCACTTCCACCGCCCCATGAATTAGAGATAGTTACAGTGTTTACATTTGGTTGGTTTTTAAGTCCGTATAATTGAAAGCTATCAACATTGCGACCATAACCATTTAGGCAAGTTGTGTTGATTGACTCAGAGACAACTCGTGTTGCAACTTCAATCCCTGTAGTGGAAAGCCTAGATGTTGCCTGAATTTGTCTTTCGGTTAAAGAAAAATCTTTTCTGAAAATCGGTACTGGAACACCTGCTTCAGTGAATGATAACGCACCGTTTTGTGAACGTGTGATTCCATCCATGGACACCTCAGCTGGGGTCATATCCGATACTTTATCATACGATACAATCGTATCACCTAATGTTAAGCTGTTATCAACAAGCCCATACTCGTTTAAATCTTGAACAAGTTTTAAATCTTGCTTTGCAACTTTAACCAACGCATCATCAAAAAACTTATATGAATCTGTTGGCAATGAGCCGTTAGTTCTCATTTTTGAAATATCTAATTTTCCTGTTTCTTCGTTAAATATAAACATTTTATCCTCCTTATAAAATCTCTACTTTGATACGTGCTTTAGATGACCCTGCACTGTTATCAACTGCTGTTAATGCGTACGCTTGAGTGTTTGAACCGTCTGCGTCTTTCTTGAATCCACCTGCACCATCAAATTCTAATGGATCGCCAATAACGATTGCTGCTGCCGAAGCTGCGACAAACCCGTATACCTCGTCACCCGATTGAGCATAGTTAGCTAGAACGTTGTCGCCTGTTGCGTAATCGTCATCAATTCCGCCACCATTTGACGTATTTTCTACAGCATATAGTAATGAGTTAGTTCCTACCGCCGTATGACGGATAAAATCGCCATCGCTGGCTCTCTCTATGAAATCTCCGGGTGTAATTGCACCTTGCGCTTTCCCTTCTTTTCGGAAAGGATTTCCGTTTGTTTTTAAACAAATTGTGTTCTCTGACATTATTTAACCTCCTGTAATCTTTCGATAAACCCTTTTGGTTTATATTCTTCTTTATTATCAATTAAACTTGATCCGTTACCGCTATAATCTTTCGGCTTAATCAAGTTATTGATTTTTTCTAACACTGAAAAAGAAAACGTTTCAACTTCTTCTGCGCTAAAATGTTTATTATCAATTAATACTTTTTTAAGTCCTTGCTTTTTTTCATCAAATATTTTTGCTTGATTCGCAAGAAACTCTTTTTTTTCATTGTCAATTAATTGATTTTCAACTATTTCTTTTTCTTCTGTTTCTGTTTCCGCTTCTTCTGTTTCTGTTTCTGTTTCTTCATTTTCTTTTACTTCTTCTGTTGTTTCTTCTGCTTCTGCTTCTGCTTCTGTTTCTGCTGTTGTTTCTTCTTCTGCTTCTGTTGTTGATTCTTCTGTTTCTTCTGCTGTTTTTTCTTCTGTTGTTTCTTCTGTTGTTTCTTCTTTTATTTCTTCGTTTTGAATTTCTGTCATAATATTATTACCTCCACTCAAATTTAACGCTTGATAGCTAGTCTTTTGGATTACCTCGTGGGCATCATCTTCTAATATCACTACATTATCATCATTAATTGCGTAACTTTCTTTATATACGCTTCTATTTTTTCCAAACTCATAGACTACCGAGTTGTCATATATATCAATTATATACACTACATCATTATACTTTTTTTCTAGGCTTAAATTTAATAATTTACTTACCTCTTTTTGGCTGTTCTTTTTACCGCCACACACTCCCCCACATTGGCAACTATTAACACTAATTGACGCTCCGCATCCATCCTCAATACTACATGCTCCAACTGTATTAGGTAATAACGCTAAATGATCGGGTCTAATATTTCTTACAATGGCATCATATTCATCATCACCATACTTACCTGATACCATTTCAACGTTAGAATATAAACCTGTAGACACTTCCATAATCTCACCACTTTCAAAACTTTGAATTAAATAATCTGCATTAAGTTTTTTTACCTTTTCAAGGTTTAAATAAATTTCACCTTTAAGTTTTTTATCTTCATATTTTGAATTGAAAACATAACCCACACTATTTAATTCTTGGATGCGTGGACTTTTCGCACTTACCGCAACCCCTTCAATCTCTGGATGATTAATAGGTACTGGGACACCATCCCACGTGTTAGCCCAGCCCTCAAATTCTTCCGAAGGATAAAAAAACCTGTTCATTACGCCTTCCTGCGCCATTATTACAGGGATAACCATATGTTTCACACCTTCAAAATCGGTGTATTTAATATTACTTGTTTCTACGTTACATTTTATTTTTCGTATCATAATATAACTATCTTAACACTTTTGGATTGTCATATACAAGCTCCAAAAGACTTACTGGAATTTCTGTTATTGTACACCTACAATTCGGCTCACCAATTAACGGCGTAACTTTTTCTTTTGAATAAAACTTGTTGTTTCTTTCTCTGTGGGTATCTCTTACTCTAGCATCAACGCCACTAATCCAACGAAAAACGACTTCCTCGCCTAAGAAATCAGAATACGCATCTACGTTATTAATCCTCGCAAGATTAAACGCATTAATTACCTCAGTTCTTGCCAATAGTTTAGCTCTTGTTATGCCAATTTTTTCAACTCTATCAGTAATCCTTTTAGCCATATCGTTTGGGTTTTCCCCTTGTAGTATTCCCTCGGATATAATATAGCTTATCTGTTGGCTCATAGCTTCGGTAATCCCTTTTAATTGGTCAAAATCTCTGGTAAATATTAATTCCATCGCTCTAGCATGTGGCGGTAAATTAACTAAACTTGGTAAATCGGGTATAACATTTTTACCTAATCTTTGTTGCATTACTGACGTGCTTTTTTTTATTCCTTTACGATAAGCACTGTCAATATACGCCAATAACCAATTAATATTGGTATCATCTTTTTGTGTGCTTCCCAATAAAATTATCTCTGTAATCGCACCTTGCAACCAAGCATCAAACTTTTTTAATTTATCGCCATCTCTTAAAAAAATAAATTCTTCTTTTTTTAATGCTTGGGCATTATCAACAAAAATTTTATTTTCTTTCACGCTTTCAACGATTAACCTATTTAATT